AGAGCATTGTTTGGCAGTAACGGTGACATATCCTTCTACGAGGACACAGGCACTACACCTAAGTTCTTCTGGGATGCTAGTGCTGAGAGTTTGGGTATTGGTACTAGTAGTCCAGCTACAAAGTTAGACATTAGTGGAACAGCAGGAATTACAAGTTTCACAGGAACTACTAAATTAGGTGTAGTGTCACGAGGCTCAACAGGAGCAACGGACTACAGTGGTTATGATTTTATAGGTAACTCGCAAGCTAACCCTGTTGCAAGAATAGGTGTTATTACAACAGGAGCAGGAAGTAAACTTTCTTTTGGAACGTCAAATTCCTACGCCAGTGGTATTACAAATACCGCTATGACTATAGACCAAGCAGGCAGAGTGGGCATTGGTACTAGTAGTCCTACAAATACATTAGATGTTGTAGGAACTGGAGGTACTAGATTAAAAATTAAAAATACTGATGTTAACTGGGCTGCACTTGATATTGAGGCTAATGGCACACAACAGAATTATATATTCTTTAGAAATGAGAGTGCTGAAAGAGCAAGAATTGGAGTAGATAGTGGAAACAATATCTACTTTGGTAATGGAAGCAGTACAACAGAACGCCTACGCATAAACTCCTCTGGCAACGTGGGTATTGGTGTTGTTCCTGAGGGTAATTGGGATGCTAATGCTATTGCTTTGCGTATAGGTGACCAGTCTTCTTTGTGGCACTACAAAATATCAGATAAGGGTTTATTCTTAACTGACAATAGTTATTATAATGGCGGTCATAAGCGTATCACCTTAAATCCAACTACTTTGATACAACAAGCAAAGGGGGTACATTACTTCAAAGTAGCACCATCAGGTTCAGCAGGTTCAGCGATTACTTGGACTACTGCTATGACTATTACTAGTGAAGGACACGTTAAAGTAATGGCGTTTTCTTCAACAGGAGCAACAGAAGGTATTAAGATGAACTCATCGGGCTATACCTATTCTTCCCGTGCAACTACTTCTGATGTTACACAGTATGGTTTTTTTAACCCAAATGGTCAGGTAGGTTCAATTAAAACTTCTGGCTATACAACATCATACAACACATCTTCAGACTACAGACTTAAAGAAAATGTAGTACCTATGACTGGTTCTATAGATAGATTAAAAGCATTAAAGCCTAGTCAGTTTAACTTCATTACAGATGCAGATAAAACAGTAGATGGCTTCCTAGCACACGAAGCTCAAGAGGTAGTTCCAGAAGCAATTACTGGCGAGAAAGATGGTATGCAAACTGAGGAATACACAGTATCAGAAGCACTCGGTGAAGTCTTTACTCCAGCAGTTGAAGAAGCTACTGAAGAACGTCAAGTAACTGAAACTGTTGAAACTGGCTCTTATGTAAACCTTGCTGGTGAAACTATTACTGAAACTCAAGAGGTTGGAGTAACTGAAGAAGCTACTGAAACTGTTATTGAACGTCAAGATATTGATGGTGTAATGACTGAGGTTGAAGTAGAGAAAGTAACACAAGAACCTGTAATGGAAACTGTGGTAACAACCGAAGCTGTAGCAGAAGTTATCCTTGAAACAGACGTAGAGAAACCAGAAGAACTAACCGAGGGGCAACAGTGGCGAGAAACTACTGCCAAAGTTACGGCTGAACGTGAAGTGCCAGATATGCAAGGCATAGACCAAGCAAAACTTGTACCTCTTTTAGTAGGAGCATTACAAGAGGCAATCGCAAGAATTGAAGTATTAGAAAACGCATAGGAGCAATTATGGAAATAACAATTAATCAACTAGAAAGAACCACAGCAGATGACGTAGTTACAACCGTTCATTGGAACGCCAGTGTAGTGGATGGAGATTACTCTGCATCAGCTTATGGAACACAGTCATTCACAAGAGATGCAGACTCACCAACGCTTGTTCCTTTTGCTGATTTGACTGAAGCAACAGTAGTTGGATGGCTAACCCTTGATGAAGGATTAGAAGCTAACTTACTGGCTCAGATAGAAGAGCAAAAGAACCCAACGTCAACAACAGGTGTGGCTTGGTAATTTAATATAACACAGGAGTAACACTATGGCTAAAAAACAAAAAGAACAGCCTCAGACAATTAGTATTAACGATACAGAATATAGCGTAGATGACTTGAGTCAAGAGCAAGTAGCGATGGTCAACCACGTTTCAGATTTGGATAGGAAAATCAGTTCAGCACAATTCAACCTAGACCAATTGAATGTAGGTCGAAATGCGTTTATGAATATGCTGACTAATTCTTTGGAAGTTGAGGAAGAAAAGGTAGCTTAATGAAGTTAATAGTATTAACACTTATGGTCTTATCGGTTTTTATAACTGTAATGTTTGTAGGTGTTAATGCTTTGATGTGTACTCCACCCTGTGTATGACAGAGATAGAAATCAGCACACAAAGGTGGCGATGGTCAGCTTTGATACTTTACTTACTGATTTGTTTCTACGACTTTATGTTTGTTCCAATTTGGTACGGACTTAATAGACCTGACATAAGTGAATTTATGAAAATAATAAATGCTACAGATGAGGTGCTTGTTCAGTTGGACTTAATGAAAACGCTCACAGCACAGCACAGTCCATTCACTTTGAAGTCTGGCGGGTTATTTCACTTAGCATTTGGGGCAATACTCACAGGGAGTGCGGTAGGACTTAACAAATGAACAGAGTAACACTATTAATCTTTTCAGTTTTGGTGGTTCTTCAAGCGTCTGTTTTTGCTTATGCTTTGAATATGAATAACCAGCTTGAATTATTAGAAGAACAAGTTGTACAGAGTAGTCCTGAGTTTGATTCTGTTATTCAAAACCAAGCATTACTTAATACAGATATTCATCAAATTATTAAAGTTATTAAGGGTCTGATAATCCAAGTGAATTATCTAACCAATGAGCTTGAGCAGGACAAGGTTAAAAAACAAGACAATATTTCACAAGACAACATAACAATAGGATGACTTATGAGCACTGAACGATGGCATTTAAGCAAAACAATATCACTATCGCATATTGCTACCACAGCAACAATGATTATTTTAATGGTGCTCTATGTCACTGATATTGAACGAGATGTCGCTGTACTTCAATCTCAACAAATGGCTACTGAAAAGAACTTTGATTCTATTGAACTTAAATTAGAAAAGATTATTGATTTGGTTTTAGAAATAGATAAGAAATGAATACAGCCATCTTAATAATTGTCGCACAAATAATCGTTATTGTTTTAACAGGAGATTAGTATGATAGGTTTCTTAACAAATGTAGCACCAATAGCTTTAGGCTTTATTGCTAAGTTGTTTGCTTTAAAAAGCCAAGCAGCACAAGAGAACCAGAAGCTAATGATTCAATCCCTTCAAGTTAGAAATGATTCTATTAATATGGCAAGGGATAGAGCAGACAAAGAGAGTCCTATGGCTGCTTTAAATAGAAGAGTCATTATATTTGTAATACTAGCTTTGATTATATTCACGCAGGTAGCACCAGTATTCTTTAATGTACCTACTGTAATACCTACGGTTATAGAAGGAGCAAGTTTATTGGGCTTTGAACTTACACCAGACACCATTGAATATGTAACAGTACAAGCAGGTGCGGTACTTAAATTTGATGAGGTCTTTCAATGGGCAACAATGATTATAGAGTTCTATTTTGGTGCTCAATTAGCAAAAGGAAGGTAATATGACATTTAGAGGATTAATTAACGAAGTATTAATAAGGCTAAGAGAAGATACAATTTCTTCAGATTGGTCTGGAGATATCAATGATAGTATTACTGTCTCAGCGTATCAGAAGGTTATAGGAGCTTTAGTTAATGATGCTAAGAGAAGTATAGAATCTTTCCACGACTGGACAGCTCTAAGAGAAACTAAAGATATAGCTACAGTAGCAGCAACTAAAAATTATAATCTATCTTCTGGTCAAGAGTTACAGATTCTAGATGTTACTAACAACACTACTGGGCATACTTTACAACCAGTAACTAAACACTATATGAATAGTATCAAGTATCCTACAGACCCAACAGGAGAACCTTCTTATTGGTGTGTTAATGGTGTTGATTCTTCTGGCAATTTAAAAGTAGATTTATCTCCAATACCTATAGCAGCAGAGACTATTTCTTTTGATATTACAAAGTATCAAGATGAATTAACTACTGCAGCCACAGTTATAAAGATACCACATCAACCAGTGATACTGGGAGCTTGGGCTCGTGCTCTTGCAGAACGTGGAGAAGATGGTGGTACTCAGTCGTCCCTAGCTGCGGAAGAGGCAGCAGCAGCATTAAGACAGGCTATCATAATAGATGGTGGTCATAATAGGTATGAACTTGATTGGTATATTAAATAATGGCTAAACAATTAATAGCACAACCCTTACCTAACTTCGGAGTAAATGGATTAAATACACAAAGTAATCCTAACTCATTAGACCCTTCTTATCTTACGTCAGCAGACAATATAGTATTAAGAGAGTCAGGAAGAATATCGCTTAGAAAAGGATTAAAACAAAAAGTTGTTCCTAGTGGTACAACTATTAATTCTATTGTAGAACATAATGACCAAGGTACTAATAAAATCTTTGCTAGTTATGGTACATCTATATATAGAGTGGATTTTACAACTCCACAGTCAGCTTTTCCAACAACTGATATTGATGTACAACACACAGTTTCGGGTTCGTCTGGAGATTGGCAGTTTGTAAACTTTAACAATAGATTACATTGTTTTCATTCTGGAGTTGTTCCACAGAGATATGATGGTGCTTCTGATGCTTTAGAAAGGTGGTCTGCTCACTATAATACAACAGCAATTAATCTAGCTGATGGTGGTTCAATTACTGCCCCTAATGTTGTGTCTGGTTCTTCTTATAAAATTACTGCTTTAGGAAATACTAATTTTGAGTTGTTAGGTGCTGACTCAACTCCAGCAGTGGATGAGATTTTTACTGCAACAAGTGCTGGTTCAAGTGCTGTTGGAAGTACGATTACTGCCCCTAATATTGTAAGCGGTAAATCTTATAAAATTATTGCACTTGGAAACACAGACTTTGAATTGCTCGGTGGAGATTCTGACCCAGCAGTAGGTGAAGTTTTTACAGCTACAAGTAATGGTGAAGATGGTATTGCTGGTTCAGCGATTACTGCTCCTAATATTGTTGAAGGAAAAAGGTATAAGATTATAACAACAGGCAGTACAAACTTTACATTAGTTGGTGCGGATGATAGTGATGTAGATACGATATTTACTGCAAATAGTACGGCAGGATTGGGTACTGGAACTGTAAAAGAAGTAACAATAGGAACAACAGGAACTATAGCCGAGGCGATTTCAGGAACAACGGGAACTATAACAGAAATAAAAACCAACCCATCTCTAACCACTATAACAGCAGATGATACAACTAATTTTCCTAGCACTGGAAAAATTATTATTGACGAAGAAATAATTTCTTATACTGGAAAAACTTCGACTACATTTACTGGTTGTATTAGAGGTTCGAGCAATACTACTGCTACATATCATTTAGATAATGCTGTAGTTAAAAACAATTTTTCGCCTTTATCAGTAACAGAAGGAGAATTTAAACCTAGTTGTGGCACAGGAGCTTATGGTCGTATATGGGCGGGTGGTGTAGAAGAAGAAAAAGATGTCTTACATTATTCTTCTATATTAGACGGTGACGACTTTACTTTGTATTCTGGTGGTGGTTCTATAGACCTAAAGAAAGTTTGGGACAAAGATGACATTATCGCTATTGCTCCGTTTTATGGACAACTTGCAGTATTTGGTAAGAACAACATAGCTCTATACGAGAGTCCAGATGTTATTGGTAACATTAAACTTAATGAAGTAATTAAAGGAATAGGCTGTGTTGCTAGAGATAGCGTTCAAGCTATAGGTGATGACTTAGTATTTTTGTCTAACACAGGTCTTAGGTCGTTAGCTCGTACATCAGAAAAAGATAAAGTACCTTTAACTGACATAAGTAAAAATATTAAAGACACACTAATAAGAAACATTGGTGTTAGTGATTTAACAAAAGTTAAAAGCGTTTATGTAGAAAATGAAGGTATGTACATATTGTCGTTTACAGACAAGAATATTAATTATGTTTTTGATTTTAAACATTTTACTCCTAACGGAGAGCCTAGAGTAACCACTTGGACTTTTGATGGGGATAGAGAGCCAGCTTCTATGATATATACAGAATTATATAGTGGCTTATTGGTAGGACAGAAAGATGGTGGGATAGCTGGATATGAAGGTTATTTTGATAAAGATTATGGTATTACTATTGCTGCTGCTACTTTCCTTCCTATACCTGAAGCTACTCCTCCAATACACTCTACAACAGAGAAAAAAATAGGTGCAAGTTCTATATATTTTTCTGATGTCGATGGCTTTATTCCTAATATGCACTTAAGGATGGATGCTGCGAAACTTGGTAAAGGCACTGGAGATTTTACAGTGGAAGGGTGGTTTAAACCTACGAATGAGGCAGAATCCACAGACTCAAGATGGGATACTATCCCCAGTGGATATGAAATGACTCTCTGGACTTGGGGAAGAAAAAGTAGTAATGTACCAAAAACGAAATTTTATTACAATGATAATGAGTTTAAATTTTATTACAACGGAAGCACTTATAACACATTAACAGGTTCAGCACACGGACTAACAGGTGATAGTTGGGCACATCTTGCTGTAACCAAGTCAGGAAGCACTATCACAATATGGGTAAATGGCGTTTCAAAAGGCTCAACAACTACCGATACAGACATAGATTTTACCGAGAATGAGTTTATTGGATATTATCCGTATGAGGCTATGCTATGTGCTGACCACGCGGGTGGGTCAAGTCAAGGATTTACTGGTTATATTGATGAAGTAAGATTCTCTAAAGTAGCAAGATATACAACAGGTTTTACACCATCTACTACAGCATTTGAAAAAGATGAGGATACACTTATTTTAATACATAGTGATGAAAGTACAAGTGGCTCAAGTACATTTGTAGACTCTTCAGAAAGCCAAGTTAATTTTTCTTATTCTACTGACATATCTTCTCCTTGGCTTGGTCTAGGAGAAACAATGGCTGACTCTATTCTAAAGAAAGCACATTTTGTTTTAGAAGGGGGTTCTGGCTCAACACTAGGTTTAAAAATTTACAAAGATTTTGGTACGGATGCTAATAAATATTCTATTAATTTAAGTCCTACTTCGACTGGCACAACATCACTTTGGGGCGAGGCTTTATATGGAACTTCAAAATATTCACCGATATATGGCTTACAAGAATATAGAAAAAATTTAAGTGGCAGTGCCAAACATTTAAAAATAAATATGGCTATTGATTCACAAGGCTATGATGTTTCGCTTCAAGATTTATCAATTTTACATAAACAAGGGAAAATACGATGAGTAATTATACTTTAGCAGTCAATTGGTCAGGAAAAGATGCTCTCTCAGATAGTGATACTGCAAAGGTTGTGTCTGGCTCTGACTTTAATACTGAATTTACAACAGTACAAACGGCAGTCAATTCTAAAGCTGATTTAAACGGTGATAGTGGGGAAGATTTTGCTGCTAATAATGCAACTGTAGCAGGCACTTTAACTGTAACTGGAATACCTACTATACCTACTGCGTCAGCAGGAACAGACACAACACAAGCAGCAAGTACAGCTTTTGTAACAACAGCAGTAAATACTTTAAATGCAGCAGCTTATCCAGTAGGTGCAATATTTACTACAACTGTAGCTTATGCTGATTCAGCAGCAGTAGTTGCAGCGATAGGTGGAACGACTTGGGAAGCGTTTGGAGCAGGTAAGGTACTGGTAGGTTTAGATTCTGGTGATACAGATTTTGATACAGCA